AAAAGCATGTATTGAATCATTGCCAAAAGCAGGATCTGTACCAAAAACTAAAGTATCGTTACATTGTTTTACAAAATAAGAACCATCGTTACCTTGCCACAAAGATCCTTGTAGTCCATCACCATATACATCTTTAATTGTAAAAAATAAAGGTCCTTTAGGTATCCAAACTGTTTCTTCTATAGTAGAATAAATAGGCTGAGATCCATACCCAGATCCTGATGCGTGTATAGTACCACTTGAATCTGTTATATCCCAAGAAGTTTCTGAAGGATATTGATCTAAATTAATTATAACTTTAGCAGATACTAATTGTGGTGGTGTAGGTGGTGGACACGGCATAATAGTAACTGTAGTATCTCTTTGAAAAAATGAACCTAATACAGGATTCCAATCTATTATAGCTCCTTGACATATATTACCCATTCTAAAAGAAGAAGGTTGAGATGACATCCAGCCATCACCAAAACTGTCTCTTAAACTTATAGTATAACTACCACTGTTAACATCTATAACAGTGTCTAAATATTCATACTGCGTAGTTGGCTGAAAAAATATAGATGTATCTCCATATCCATCAGAAACCATAAAGAAGTTAGACTCTGCTGGAGCATAGAAATCAAACTGCACTTCAAATCTAACCCAAGAATTTTGGCTAAATAATAAAGCTGGTAATAATAATAATATAGATAATATTTTTTTCATTTTAATTATAGTTCAAATCCTAAATTGCAAATCATTAATCTAAATCTTTTTGCTGTACAATCTTCTGTACAAAACAAACAAGCTTTAATTTCTAATACTGTAAATGTACCAAGTCTAAAATTTAGCTCGTACTTTTGTTTTTTGTTTCCTGCTGAAAATCCATTTATCCAATTCATTTTATTTTTGTTTTAGTATTTAACTTGAATGAGAACCATCGCAGTTCCCATCTTTATTTTTTGTTTTACCACATGCACATTTATTCATTTCTTCAATTTTAAAAATCACTCATTATTAATTCATCAATTACTGATTGCATCTCTTTTCTTGTTGCTTTCATACTAAAAGATATATCAGCTTGAAACCTTTTTACTTCTTCTCCATCTTTAAATATAACAACTGTAGGAACAATTACTATATTATGTTTTTCTTGTATCTTAGGTGATTTTGCAATGTCTACATATACTATATCACAATCTGTTAATTTACCTATGTATGCTACTTTGTTTGGATCATTCCATTCTGCATTAAAGTGTGTAACTACAATTTGTCCAAAAGAAGCATTAGCTAATAACATGCATAATATTAGCATCATATAAAAACAAAATAATCTTATAGATCCTTGAGTCTTCATTATCTTAAATCGTCAATTTTTTCTTCTAACCTGATCATTCTTTGTTTAATCTCATCTACTGTTTTTTCTGTATTTTCAATCGACAATCTTATATTAGCATCTTTCATTTGAAATTCCATTTTAGAAACTTCTGGTTTAGGCAACTCTTTTGCTTCAGCTATATCAGCCTGCAACACGAACCACATGCTGACTAAAGTAAATATTAAGACTGCCATCCCTCCCATTGTTTTTATACTTAATTTAAACGTCGTGTCTTCGTTGAGTTCTTTTCCCATTGTATTAAAAGATTATATAATTTATTCCTATTTTAAAATCATACCAGGTTCTATTCCAGTACTTGTTTGCTTTACCCTCAATGAAGGTACCTAAATGTTTATTGTGTTTATATCCAAATATTAAACCTCCACTGTAATCAATCCATTGCCCATTATTATATTTATGATATGAAAATTCATTATCAATATCTAAATGATAAGGCATTACATTAGCCCAAGTGTGTGTCCAAAATGTTTTAGTATAATGATAATAATCAAACCCTACTACTACAGAGTGTTGTACCATTAAATTTAATTCATTTCTTTTTCTTGCAGTATAGTCTGAAAGTGCAGTAGGTATAACAACTTCTTCCCAAACTTCAGCACTAGTAGCTACAAGATCTCCATTTGGAGAAAAATACTCACTAGCAGCTACATCAACTTCATAACCTTCTTGTAGCGCTAGATAAGTGTAATGTATATCACCGTTATCTAATACCCACTCAGCTAAAGGATCGTAACCATATGGCTCAGATAACCTTTGAACAGCTCCAGCGTTAAACGATAATTTGTCATTAACTTTATATCTATATCTTTCTGATGTTTCAAAGTATTTAATATCTGCAAATCCATCTTCAAGATATTCTCCTTTAATTATATACTTATTATCTACATATCTAATAAAGTGGTTTTGATCTAAATATTCATTACCTTGTTGTCTTTTATAATCTATTTCAAATAAAAATTCTAATCCAGATGCTTTACCTACATTAGCATTATCTGACCAAGATTGTTCTGTACCATCATAAAAAGTTTGTGCTTTATTTTCATATCCAAATCTAGCAATTTTACGAACACCTAAAGCTAAATTATAATCATAAGGAGTTTTAACAGTTGCTGTTTGTAATCCATTAGATACAGAAAATACATCAACATCTGATATAGACGTACCTCCATTTAGTCCACCATAAAACGTAGCAAATTTAAAATACTTTTTAAAGTTTTGCCCACAGCATTTTTTAGGTGCAACACATGCAACTAAAATAAAGGTTAATATGATTACTAAAAATTTACGCATTACGCTTCTAAAGTTAAATATTCTATTTCTGATACTACGTCTTCTGAATCTGCATATAGTTTAGGAGATCCTGCCATAGGAAGATACATAAATTCTTTTGGCCCTAGCCTAGCGAATAAATGATAAGAATCTATACCTCCAGTTATACCACCAGTACTGATAATACCCTCATCAATTAAAGTACCTGTAATAGCTCTATTACTTAAAGTACCTCCATCAAGTGTGTTTTGCTCAATTCTTAAAACTGTAGAGCTATCTAAAGATGCAGTAAAAGGAGTTTTTTCTCTTGATGCATTATTTTTAATTAATGCTAATGTTTCTATTATGTTAATCATAGTAGCTTCCATAGTGTCTCCATCTCCATAAATATAAGATGTATCTGAAACTCTTGTATTAGCAGTTGCAGCATTAGGAGCTACACTTGTAAGAGTGTATGCTATACCTTTAGCTGATGTTAATATAAGTGTTTTACCAACATTTATCCCTGATGTATCAGTTTGACTTGCAACTATTGTACCTTCAGCGTGTGCTGTAGTATCTTTCATATAAAAGTTTACAGTACCAGAACCACTTTTATTTACAACATATAAATATACTTTTTGGTGTAAACTATTAAATTCTCCACAAGGAAATACTAACGGAACATCACCACCTGTAAAAGTTGTTGCAGACATTTCACTAGCTGTTATAGCAGTACCTGTAGGTAAACTAAGTTTAGAAGAAGCATAAGGTCCTACCATAGAAAGTGTTAAAGTGCTTGCTGTAGGAACTGGTCCTGGATCTATCATTAATTTTCCTTCTTCTTTTGCTAGTAAAAGTGTATTTCTTAAAGAAGTTAAATGCGCTGTAGTAGTAGCAGCATTATTACTTATTCCTACAAATGCAGAAGTATAACCAGCACCTCCTTTTGTAAAATCAACTGCACTTAATAAACTACTACTTTCTGCAGTACCTCCTATAGCTGGAGTTGCTACATTACCTACAGCAGACTGAGTTAAATCAACTACTGCTACATTAGATATATTTTTAGTTGCAGTCATGAAAAAATCATTTGCATTTGAAATAGTAGAAATTGCTGCTATTATTTTATTTCTGATAGCTTCTGTTGTAGTTAATCCACTTAATCCTACAGCATATGCTATAACAGTTGAAGTACATGTACCTCTTACTATTGTAGTTGTTGTATTATTAAATGTTATAGTTAATGCTCTTGGAGTAGCTAAATTATCACTCATTGTTAGAGTTTTACCATTCCAAGTAGCTAGTGCTGTGCTTAATATTGTTACACTGCCTGAAGCAGATACACCTCCTCTAGTGTTAGCATAAGCAGTTGAAAACGTAACAGTATGCGTATTTTGGTACGCATCTGTTAACGTTAATGTTTTGGTGTTCATATTTGCTAACGCAGTTTCTGACTGTGTTAACGTGGATGTAGGTCTTACACCTAATTCTACGCGTTCTACACTAAAAGCTCTATCATCTCCTGAAGTGCTAGTAGTTGTAGAAGTACTAAGATTTAGGCTTTGACTAAAGAAGTCTGAACTACTAATTTGGATTTTGCTTTTAAGTGTTGCCATTGAATTTTATTTTTTATGTTACTATTAAATTAATTAATCCTACCTGTTTGCCTGTAATATCAACTGGTAAATCTTTTTTATTTATCTTGAATAACTTACATTTTATCTCTTCTTGTAGTAGTTTTGCAACTTCATCTAATTGCTCTCTACGTTCTTGAATTACTTTAGCATTTTCAGGTTCTTGTTCTTTAGCTTTAACTTTTTCTATTTCAGTTTCCATGTTAAATTGTTGCATTTCTGCTGCTAAATCTACAAATTGTTTATTAGGTCTTGCTTTTAACTCAATGTCTGCTAATAATTCATCTATAAGTTCTGTGTTCTTTTGAGAACATACTGCTAATTCAACACCTTTAAGGTCTTGAACATCTTGTAAACCAGTTAATAAGTCTACTAATTGTTGTTTTTTGTAAACGTTGTTTTTTTTCGTTGCCATGTCTATAGTTTTTTTTATTAATAATGGTGCAAATATATAAAATATTTCTAACTAAATATATGAGATACAGAGCCATCATTAAATAGAGTACCTTCTACGTGCCATTTGCTAGCTGATAAAGCTGTAAACTTTAATTTACCACCTAGAAACCTACCGTCAGTGTCTGCATCTAAAGTTAATATGTAATCAGTTAAGCCTGGTATGTTAAATCCACTAGTAGAAATATTTTCATTTAAAGCTACTACAGATCCTTTTTCATCTTTGTCGTGATTTATAACAGATCCTACATATGTATCAGCAGATGATGCAGCTGTAATAGTACAAGTTCCTGTAAAAGTAGTCATTATATGAAACTCATAGCAATATCCTGCAACCGCTGGTGGTAATGTTATTGCCATTCCTGCAGCTCTATCTAAAGTATATATAGATCCAGTTTCTGTAGAGTCACAAGTTTTACTAGCCCCTGTTAAATTAATTATTCTTCTTTGGTAACTAAATGTTTTAGCGCTTCCAGTTGCAGTATTTGTTCCTGAACTAACTACCATATCAGTTCCATCTGCTAATTCTAATTTAGAACTTCTACTTACAAGATCTATAGTATTATTACCATTAGCAATAATTACACTAGCATCACTTGAAGTAATATTTGCAAATGCTGGATTGCCAGACGCATGTCCTATTAATACTTGTCCTGCTGTTGGAACATTAGAAGGAACTAAATTACCTGTACCTGCACCTATTAAAACAGTTTTAGCTGCTATACTTGTAAGGCCTGATCCTCCGTTAGCTACTGGTAATGAGCCATTTACATGTGTTCCTAATCCAACTTTACCATAAGCTGGAATTGTTCCAGTACCAGCAGATAATAATACATTACCTGATGCTGCAGCTGCAATAGCTCCTAAAGTATTTGTTGCTGATGCATAAGCTATATCTCCTACTACCCAAGCAGTACTTTTATTAGTACCTCCATTAGCTGTAGGTAATACTGTTGCTCCTACATTAGAAGCTAGATTTACAGTTTGTAAAAATAAAGAAGTTGTATTATTACATTTATTTAAATTAAGTTGTGATTCGTTAAGGCTGATGCTTACTGATCCAGATTGTTCTGCAACTCTTATAACATTTCCAGATCCTAATATAGATCTTAAAGTTACTGAAGCTACAGATTGTTCTTGTATTATAGATACTCCTCTTCCTAGAGTTCTATAACTTTTAATAACATCATTTAAACGGATTTTATTATCTCTACCTGTACTAATATCAGTAGTGTATAAATAATAATTATTTGATAATGAGTTTAAATTGTTTAAATCAATAGAAGATAAGTTTTTTACTAGAGTTGCCATATTTTTATATTTTAAAAGTCAAAAGTTACGTTAGTATTAAGTGTGAACATATTTGTTATTGCTGCCATTTCTGCTGGTGTAAGAGCTTTTTTTACTTTACAAGTTGGACATACTTCATCTAAGAATCCTGCAAACACATCTTGTATATCGCTTAAAGTAAAACATACATTTAGATTTTTTAACATATGCTTTATCATAATTACCAGCCAAGCACATCTTATGTCCATTACATCTGTACCTAGACCGCCTTCAAATTTAGAGTAAGCTATATTTGCTAAAGCTGCTGGACATTCAACTAAATCAGATAAAGCAGAAACATCTGTTATCCATTCATTACCTAATGACACAGGAGGTATACCATTTGTAGTTGCATCTTCACAAGGTCCTTTTTCTGTGTATTGAGGTGCAGGATTTCCTACATGATCTAAACAATATCCACAATCTAAAGGAACTTCACATGGTGCAGTTATATCTGTAGTACAGAACAAATTATTACTACTAATGCTTACTACAGAACCTGGATTACAACATTGGTATCCATAAGAAACACTACCTAATAAAACTTCTTGTCCATTTAAAACTTTACTACTTAATGCATTTCCATTTACATCTAATATTAAATTAGCTTCGTGAAAAGGTTGACTGTAAGTAGGAGCTAAACATTCTGCTACAAAAACATTTCCTGTACTCATTGTACTAGATATTACATCATATGCCATAAATCCGTGTCCAGTATTATTCTGAACTTCAAAAGATATAGTGTGTATACCCATAGGAAGTATTATTGGGAACATATTAAAATGATCTGAGTTAGATGTAACAGTACCAGGAATAGTATCATCTCCATCCATTTCAATATAAGTTATTCCATCAACTTTCATTCTCATTTTTTCATCAGACGCCATACATATTATTACTTCTACAGGCGCAGGAAAATTAACTTCTGTTATATCACCAATCCATTCTCCTGTAGGTACTGGTGGAGGTGGAGGCGTAATAGGCCATGTTGGTTGAGTTAAAAATACAGCTATGTCTGGTATTCTACTATTTATGTATGATGTTAATCCTACAGTATTCCAAAGAGTTAAATCAACTCCAAGTTGAGGTGTTCCTACATTATCATCATATAATAAATTAGGTGTAATTGTTACTATATTTTTTTTAAGCGGTAGTGTAGCTAAATTTAAAGTTACAGCTGTTCCATAAGATACTACTCCTCCTATCCATGGACCATATAAAGCTGCCCCAAGAGAACCCCAATTTGAAGGTAAAGATCCTCCAGGCATATTATAACTATATAAAGACCAATATCCCATAGTACCATTTGAACATACAGGATCTATAAAATTACTTACACATTCTTCAAATGTAGGTGAACCAGGATCTGTATCTATTGTAAATCCTAAAGGACAAATACAATCGCAATTTTCAGCTCCATATATAGATACTAAATTAAACATACCATTGTCCATACCAATTTGACCTTGATTAACACAGCCAGTACTATCTTGTACAGTTATAATATATTCTGCACCTAAAGCTGAAGAATTTAAATCTCTAGATACACTAACTTGTTCAAATGTAAAATTAGTTCCACTTGTTACAAACCCAGTAGATGGAACAGAAGACCATTGAGTTAAAACTCCACTAGTGTTATCTGTTATAGTAATTATACTAGTTCCTGCTAAATTGTTTCCTGGTATTGGTAGTCCTGTTAATGTACAAGGATCTACTAAAGTTGATAAAGGACCAATACCAGAACAAGGAATCATACCAGTACTAGGACTATACACAGGACCTATCAATGTTTGCATAGATATAGTATACGGAGGATTACCTCCAAGTAATTGTAATGTTATTTCTCCATCTGTTCCTCCTGGAAATAAGTTATGACTTGTTACACAAGTATTAGCTGCTACAAAATTAGATACTGCTATTAATTGTATTCTTGTATAATTTACTCCAGTAAACGCTGTATTAGTAGGAGTACCCATTACACTACTATTATTTGAAGGAGTCCATGTTCCTGACGTAGTTAATATACCAGTTATATCTGCATCTGAAAAACAGTGATCGTCAAATGATGATCCGTAAATAGAATCATCTAAATCTGCAAAATATTCAACAGCACAAGCACTATCATCTCTAACCCAAACATTAAGTATACCATCACATAAACCAGTAAGAGTAACACTACCTCCTGTTATAGGAGTCCAGTTTTGTCTATTATCAATAGATACTTCTAAATTTCCACTGCCTCCATGTGCTGTAACTGTTAAAGTTCCATCACAACATCCAGCACATAAAGGATGTGTCCAAGTAATATCATCAACATATACTATAGGATCTGGTAAAGTTAGTGTTTCTGTATCTGTTGCAGAACAACTATCTGTTACTACTAAAGTATATTCACCAGGCCATTCAGAAGCTAAATTTTGAGTTGTTTGATTAGTCCATTGAGTATTTACATTAATATGCCCTGGTACAGTACACGTTGTAGGTAACCCTGCATAAGTCCATAAATATCCAAATGGAGTAATTCCAACATGATTTTCATAAGTACCTAATGTAGGAGTAGGTGCTATACTTCCATTACAAGCGCCTAACATTGATGCTCCATATGAATTACAACCACAACAAGTAGGGTCATTTACTAAAGTTGCTATATTGTCTCCTACATCTACATTCTGATGATCTGAAGGTAATATAGTAGTATCAACAAATATTTCACAAGCAGGACTTGATCCAACTTCTGTTAATTTAAAATGCCAAGCAGACCCAGCTGTAAAAGGTAAATCTACATAACCTCCTCCTGGATCCCACTCATCTCCTCCTGTACCACCTTGTAATTCAAAATAAACAAAAGGAACTGCTGCATCAACTACATGATCCCATGCTGCTCCTGTTGAAGTTAAAAATCCTGTAGCTGTATCATATGAATCATAATTTAATACAAGACCATTAGCTCCAGTATAAACTGTACCTGCATTATTTCTTACAGGATAATAATTTAATCCTCCATCATTACTAATTTCTACTGTATAAGGAAATGCTGCTCCTAACACAGGTGCTGAAGCGTCTAGCATTAATCTTATTGTACCGTCATCTCCTGTTGCACAAGTAGGTCCTCCATATTTTCCATACCACGCATCTTCATATGTTGTACCTGTTTGAGCTAATCCATATGGTGAATTATATTCATATTGATTTAAATCAAGAAATTTTTCTAATCCATATGTTGGATTTATAATATAAGTAGCTGTAACAGTACATCCTGCGGCATCAGTCACTGTTACTGTATAAGTACCAGCTGCTAAGCTAGTTAAATCTGCAGTAGTTGCTGTTGATGATCCTGACCATTGATAAGTATAATTTGGTGTACCACCAGTTACTGTAGTATCAATATATCCTGTACCCCCTGAACATCCTATTTGAGAAACAATAGTATTAATATTTAAAGCTCCTGCACTAGAAGTGCTGTATGTCAAAGTTAAAGTACATCCTGCATTATCTGTTATAGTAACTTCATAATCAAAAGCTCCTAAAGTTACTTGAGTATATGCGTTAGATGTATTTGCAGGAGCTATAAATCCAGGCTCTGCAACACCATTTGTTCCTGTTGTAACAGAAGACCACGCATATAAATATGGAGCTGTTCCAGAATTAAGTCCTGCTGTTAATGTAGGAATAGCTCCTGTACAAGCTCCAGCACTGTTTACAATAGCTCCATTTAAAGCAGTTCCAGAAGTTACAGTCATTACTCCACTAGGAATTGCACATCCACAAATATTTCTAAACCAAACATAATATGTACCAGGAGGAACATTATTAAATGTAGAAGTTGCTTGCCATATAGCAGCTGTTCCAGCTGTTAATCCTTCTACTACCCATTCGTCAGTTATAATAGTGTCCCATACAGATGTGTTTGATATAGATAAACAATATTCTAAAGGTCCAACACATGTTTGACTATCTCCTACACCTCCAGAAATAATACCATTAGTTAAACTACATGTAGGATTAGTTACTGTAGGTTGAGTAGTCCAGCTTAAAGGTATTGGAGCATTTATGGTATATGGAGTAGATATTACCATAGGCAACGTTGGATTAGAATCCGTTATTTGGAATGTATATGTATCTGGTGGAAGTCCGTCTACTGTGAATGTAGTAAGAGTAGTATTTACAAGTTGACCAACCATTTGACCTGCACTGTTCATAACAATAAAATTAAAAGGAGCTGTACCTCCAGAAGTGATAGTTGTTGTAATACTACCTACATCTGTTGGTTGATTTGGAGCTCCATTTATATAACCATTATTTGGTAACAATCCTGTCCATACTCCAAGATTACCTTGATCTTCATCATCTAATATATGACAAGTTGTTGTTGTAGTTCCAAATGTATTTACATTGAAAACATTACTGCAAGTAAGACAGAAATCAAAAATTTCCATACAAGCCATTAACGGACCGTTAGTTGCAGGATCTGTAAAATCAGAATATAATACACCTGATGGATCTGTATATGTTTGTAAATTTAAACTGCTTGGATTTGGAAAAAGTATTAATCTATAACATCCATCATCTAAATTATTTGCTATATTATATTCAGATCCTGAGCAACTAGCTCCTGCTGGATTTATACCAGCACATCCACTACCTGCTACTCCTGTACCAGTATTACCAGTATTATTAGTATAATTTGAATTTAACCCTCCGTTAGCTTGAGATAAAAATGGATGCTCATGATCAACATAATTATATAAACCTGAAGTAGCATCAAGCTCATATAAAGCCCAAGTTAAATTATAATTATCTGATGTTAAATTAGATCCAGAAACATTTGACGCATTGAAAGCTCCTAAAATTGAACCATCATTTGAAGTACATGTAGTTGGATCTGTAAGTACTATGTTAGCAACATCATGTGTAAAACTTATTGCTGGACTTGGATTTGGTATATTTAATGTACCAGTAAAATATATAAAAGGAGAACAATGTACAGATTCCCAAGTATAAGTATAATTTCCTGGTTGTAAAGATAACCAATTAGGAGTTGTATTATAAACAGTTCCTCCTGTAAATGATTCTGTATAAACTACATTACCTAAATTATCATATATATATAAAGTTTGATCTCCAACTATTGTTGAAGTTCCAGACGCCATTAAAATATAACTACCTCCATTAGCACATAAACCTGGAAGTATAAATGGATTTTGTGGAGGAGTAGGACAAGGAGTTACAACATGTGAGTTATAACATAAACCATTTCCTGTACGGAATGCCCATCTATTTTTATTTGGAGTAGAGTGATTAGTATGTAATACAGTTAAAGCTCCATCAGGACCTCCAGCAACACCAGATATTGGAGTCGGGCCTTTTTTATTAAAAACACTATAATCATTTGTAAAATTATCAGGCCATTCAATATTACCATCTGTAGGAAAACAATATATTCCTTCATCACCATATGTACCATTTATTAAATTAGTATTATGAATTTGCCAATTTACAGCTGTACTAGGAAATGAAGCATTTGTAACAAAATTGTAACCAATATTAGTACCACCAACATTATGAATTGTTGTAGCACCCATGTATACTACTTCATAAGTTTGATCTGTAAAAGTAGCTCCACCATATGTGTTTATCGGTGGATTAATAGTAGAACCAAAACCTGCAACACTTCCATGTAAGCCTCTACCAATTATACCTTGTATTCCCCATTGTTGACTCCAATTAGAAGAAAGATAAGCAGCATTAGTAAAATGCATATGAGAAGCTCTATAATCACTTTGACCACTAGAAGCGTCACCATAAATTCTTGCATCAAAACTAAAAAAAGCTCCTCTAGCTACACCGCCTGTACTACTACTATTATCAAGATTTGTACCTACATTTGTGTTATGCTCATCTGCTATTAAAGAATCAAAACCTGCAGATTGAATACTTAACATCGGCATATCATGAGGAGTTGGATATTTAGTTCCTGCTCCTTCTTTCCAATCTTTAATAAATTGACCAGCAATAGTCATACCTTCATTATCATAAGCAGTTCCATCAGATAAACCACCATAGTATACAGGATCCATTTCTCTTCCTTTATCTTGGAATCCTGTAGCTACATCTTTTAAAACTACTGTATCTCCATTTCTTGTAATATGTAAATTAAAATAAGGATTGTCATCCTCATTAACCATATCTTGTTTTGAAAAAAAGTTATAATCATGTATAGTATTATAATGTGTTCCAGAAGCTGGTGTCTTAGTTACAAATATACAAGCTTGTTTATCAGCTAAAGTAACAGGTGTTAATGCGTCATCATATCTATCAAATGCACTGTTAACTATTAAAGCTTTTTGATATTCATTAAGTAAATCAACATTCCAAGGATTAGAACCAGATCCACTTTTACTCCACCAATCATCATTTAAAGATACAAACTCTCCATCTAATATACCTCCAATAGCTTGGAAAAAGTCTTCATTGTAAGCTGCATAAGAAGAATAATCTCCTATTTCATTACTAATACCATTTACACTATCTACTACAATACTAGGGCTACCATTCCAACTAGTATCAGAAGATAAATTATGAGTTAATCCAGTATTAGAATAAGCCATATTTGTTTCATCTCCTGGATAACTTGGTGCTATACCTACAAGTGTATCTTGAGCTTGCCAACCATAAAATGGATTATTATAAGTATTTAAATGATGATTCTCACCAAAGATTTTTTGCATTGCTACTGAATCCATATCAAAATGTAATACGAATTTTGTGTCTTGGATAATAGGATCAGCAGATGGATTAGCTGCCATACTTGGGCTTGTTGGAAATACTATAATTGCATAATAACTTGTAGCTTCAAATTGTTGCATTCTCCAATCAAATCTACCAGTTAAACCTTTTCCTGCGCCATAAATAACATTAGTACCTGCACAAATATCAGTTTCAACCAAATTATAAACATCAACTCCTGCAGCATCAGGTCTACAACCAGTAACACTACCAGCAAAAAATATAGAAGAATTATCTACAATGTCATACATAGTCCAACCTCCTGTTGCATATATACTTTTACTAGTCCATGCTATAGGGTTTCCAATAGAAGCACCAGAATATACTCCTTGACTACTTCCTGCAGCTCCCCATGGAATGTTTGTTGGAGTACTATTTGCAAATTGATTTTCATGAAACCATAATGAATCATTATAAGCTCCTTTTCCATTATTAGCTAACATACCATTAGATCCTGTACTGTAATAAATTCTAGGAGTACCAGCATGCATATCTCCTGGATCTATAGCATAATTAAGAGGTCCTCCAGAATTAACACTACAAGCATAATTATCTACATTAGGTCTAGCCATGTGTTGGTAATCACTCCATTGACTACTTGATCCAGTTGCACCTTCCCAACCTGAAACACAATCTATCATAGTTCTCCATCCAGTAGTTGGTTGAGTTGAAGGTTGTATAAAAGAAGTTGCGTTAAACCAAGGTATACAAGCAGCACTTATAGAGTTTCCTTGATTTGGACCTCCGACAGTAATTGCATGGCCACTACCATTTGCATCCCATACTGCACCACTAGTTTGAACATCACAACTAGCACTATTACCTCCTCTGTCAGCATGTAATTTATAATTGTATCCAGCGCCATTTCCTACAGAGCCATTAAATCTTCTTGTTGCTCCTTCGCCTATTGAGCTAAATACACCCCACCTAGTCTTTATAATATGTAAAGACTGATTGTCTAATTTGACTAATACAAATCTAAGACCGTTCCATGGGTGGAAATTATTAGCCTGATTATGAGCAGGTGGTATTTGAGGATTCCAAGGCATATTTTATTTTTTTAGCAGTCGCATTGACAATTTTTAGTACCACAAATTGTTTTTGCTTTTAAGTACTCATCAATTGATGCTTCATATAACGTATTAGTTTGAACACAACCAGCTACGTTAATTTTTGCTCCATTTAGAAGCAAGTATATTTTTGTTATATCTGAAATTATATTAGTGCATTCTGAACAATCTCCACACTTGCATTGTATAAGTTCTTTTGTTTTAGCTCCTAAACAACAATTAATATCGCACATACCTACAGCTCCTATTTCATAAACAGTGTCTGCCGTTAATGCTGATGCTACTGTAATAACTATTTTAAATATACCATTAAGATGTGTATATGTTGTAGTAGGTTGTCCACTAGCATCTACAAAATTTGCTATACTTAATACTAAAGATCCTGTAGCATCTAAAGATGTTATAGGTAATAAGGTAGAAGGGTCGTAAGGTACAGATGTGATTGTTGCGTCATTCCAGTATAAGTCAACTTGAGCTCCACTCATAGTAGAGTCCCCTGCAATAGTTAACAATCTGCAATCACCAGATATTGTTGCTGATAAAGCCATGTTTTTAAGTTTTAGTGAGGGTTTTACAAAAATATAAAAACTAGGGGATTCTCACCCCTAATTTTTACATTAATTTACTACTACTATTTAGTGTATAGAATTTGTTTCACTCCAGCAGCAGTAGCAGAAGCTAATCCTGTGAAATGATTTTCAATTACACCTGTTCCAGCATCAGTCCATCCAGCTGGAAGATATAGTTCAACAACTTGATCATCTTTAGCATTAGTTGCATCTTGTCTGATACCTCCATCTAAACAAATTGTAATTACATCATAAGTTCCTGTTGCTACTGCAAAAGTTTCTGGTGGTGTAAAAGGAGTAGCAGTTCTGTTCATATAACCAGTTTTATGGTGTAGAGATTTTTTCTCTGCCATAATTGCTTGCCATCCATTACCCGCTCCTTCAGTAAACCCAAAAGATCCAGATAAAGCTGCTCCCCAAGTAGACATTGCAACACCTAATGTTGGGTCAATTAATACAGAAGTATCAATAACCTGAAAAGAAGTTCCATTATCTTTAGCTGTTAAAGTAACTTGAGTACCTGTTGCTACCGCTGAAACAAATGCACCTAAATCATCATTAACTACTTTTGCAATTGCAGCACAAGTTGCTGCTAAATTAATTCCAAAAGAAAAAGCGTAATTTCTAATTTGATCTACTCTGTCATCATAATCTCCTGTTGGATTTAAGAATTCTTCGTAATCAGAATACATTGCTTTTTTAACAACTTTAAAAGCTCCTGTTCTACCAGCTTGTTGTACAACAGTAACTGCGCCTGAAGTAGCTTTAGCAGATGCTAAATACATTTGAGATCTTACAGATTTTACTCTTGCTGATTCTAAAAGCCCAGTTCCATAAGGATACCCATCAGTTGTTCCTTGAACAAATTGGAATCTATTCATACCTAGTGCTAATGAATTAGCCGCTGTTACAAATTTTTCAGCTCCCGTTCCGTTTAAGTAATCTCCGCCAGTACCTTGATCTGGATTCCAAATACCAAGTATACCTGCAGGTCCTGCAAATGTAGTTGATACGTTTAGTGCGAAGTTAGCAGGGGTTCCCGTTGCTACTCCGACGAATACATGTTTTGCCATAATTTTTAATTTTTATATGGTTAATAACTATTTTTAAATTATTCAGATTTTAACATCTCTATACTAGTACTTTGATACCGAGGATCTGAAATTGCCTCTAAAATGCTATTTACCGTCATGTCTACAATCTCTTGATGAGTGTAGTCAGGCAAATCACAGTTAACTGAAGGATTGGTTATAATATCAACCACTACAGGTTTTTTTAAATAAGTCATTTTTATTGCATCTACAATAAATGTGTCGTCTGTATATACTTCTATGTGATCATCTTTTATAGTGTAAACAGGAGTACTTATCTTTGTTTTGTTAAAAGGATCAGATAACATTTTAAATATATCGTCATGTTGTACAAATTTATTCATTGACACATCACTTACATATGGTAAAGGATTTCCATTACTATCTAAACCATTAATTCTTTTATTTGCAAATATAAAACTAGGTCCAAATCCAGCTACATTGCTTGAAGTTATAGGACCTAAAGGTAAACTTGTTGCTGGACCACTACCAGGAGCAGGTACTTGTAATACAGTAGATCCACCAAATGTAGTTACTCCTGCGTTTAAAGTTACAGAAACTACAGTACTTGAACCAACTGTAACATAACCAACAGCATTTACATCTGCAGTCCAATTTGCAGGATTTGTAACCCAAGCTTTAAATGCAGTTATATTATCAGCTCCTGTATATGGAAGTGTTAAAGCATTTGTTGGTGGTAATGTTACAGGAATATTTCCTGTTATATCATGAGATAAAAAAGCTCCAATATAACTAGTATAACCACTTATGTTTATAGTAGTAACATCAATTTCCATTTCTATAACTTGCTTACCTACAGCAACAACATCTATATTATAATTATATGGTTTGCAATTATAATTATATACAAGACTTTTTAAGTTTATTAAATGTAAATAGTCTTTAGGTAAAAATGAAGCATCTATAAAAGTTTTTTTGTATACATGCCCTTTATAAACAGTAGGTGCAGAAAATTCTGTAACTAAAGTTCTAAGATCATCTATTCTTTTTTGAGACATTTCAAACCCTTGTCTATATTTATTACCTCCTGCATTCCAACGTTGACTAATAAATCTTTGTATATTTTTATTTAATTCTAAGTCAATTTCTTCAGGTAGCAATAAATCAGAATGCATGGAGTTGATTTTGTCAACCCCATGCTGTACTGATATATGCATTTGTCCTAAATTCATTATAGCGCTGCGTCTCCATAATAGAGAATATATGCTCCACTTGAATTTCCAGTAATAGTTCTTATATCACCGTAAATCCAAGTTCCTGCTGGATATGTTAATCCTGTTACACACTGACTATTAGTCATAGTAAATGTTGTTAATGCAGTTTCTTTTATCATCATAACTGCCCAATAAGTACCAGCAGCTACAGACTGTGCAGCAGCACCACTTATAGTTTTAGATCCACCAACACCTTTAGATAATAAATCATTTCTACGAAGTAAATTTATATCTTTAGCCATATTAGGATTTTCACTCAATAAATGTTCTGTTGTATTCCTTATTTCTATTGCCATAATTTATAGTTTTAAAGAGCTGCTTCTTTTAGTTGAGCTCTTAGTGTTGTTAACTTACCAGAATTCTTTTTATCATTAAGATGAATAACAGTATCTTGTAATGTATCTCCTAAAATTTCATCTTGAAATATTACTTGATTTCCTATTCTTCTTAATATTTGCAAACTTATCATTTCTTCAATTTCAGATTTTAACTTTAAATGTTTATCTGTTGAAATTCTAATAAACTTTGCAGGTTTATCTGTTTTCAAAGCGTATAATCTATTTTCAACTTCTAAGTCAGTTAACTTGTCAGGATTATCTGAAGCCATCATACGATAGATTCTTCTCATCTCATCTTTATTATCTGATACTTTAATAAATACTTTATCAGCATCTTTTAAAGTTTGAATTTTATTATTCGCTGTTCTTAAATCTCTTTGAGTGTCTTTGATAAAAAATCTCATTTTACCTTGCATCTCATCTTTATTAAGAGCTACATGCGGATGTTTCATTATCCATTTGTATCTTATCCAATCTTCAATATTTATTGGTTCTCCATCTTCAGTAGTAGAAACATCTAACTCTACTCCTCCGTATCCAACCATTATTGACATGTTTGCCCAATAGTCTTTTATATGTTTTGGCCAATCAACATGGTCAGGATTAACATCTAAAATACCATTTAAATATTTTTTTTCTTCTTCTATAGATATACCTTTTAAAGGTTGTCTATTTCTATATACACTACTAATGTACATTCTTGATTCTGCTCTGATCTCTTTTGGTAAAGGCCCATCTGGCTCCTTACGCAAAATTATTATTTTCTTTTGCATTTGTTTGTTCTTTTAATTATTAAATTTATTTTGATTTCCTTTCAGGCTTGTAAGAATACTCTGCCTTACTTTCTTTATGATAATAAGATGGTGGGGGTTTTGACACCCCCATCAACTTACAAAAAACTAGATATAGACTACGAAAACGTTAGTTAACGCCCATCATTACACTCGTACACATTCCATGTCAATAGAAGTATCAAATCTTTTCAGAACGATACCAGCTGTTTTCAACATGTGCACGCTTGCGCCGTCGATGTCAGAAGCTCTTAAATCACTTGATCCAAAACCATTTGGAACAACAGATCCAGCAACTGCCCATCTTAGATATTCACGTCCTTTCTTGTTAATCATTTGAATGTTTCCTTGACCATCATATGAAGATGTGTCAACAAATACCATTCTGTATGATTCCATAGAGTAGCCAGTAACAGGATGTTTAGTTCTTGCTTGTGCTACAGGACCATGGTCAAACATTGGATGCTTAACCACATTTACTGTATGTCCATCAATATGGTCATAACTTGTAAAGTAACCAGTCATTCCTAAAGAACGTCCTGATCCAGTAATAAATTTACTTTCTGCATTTACTGTCCAACCAGCAGCGAAACCACCAGTGTAAGATTTTAATGCATTGTCAAATTCTCTAGCTCCACCGATACCAGTGAATAACGTAACACTTTTATTGTTAGCATCACTCATTCCATAGAATAAGTCACCAATAAGGTTAGTTAATTTAGCTTCAGTTAAAGTAGAGTAAGTATCCTTATTGATAATTTGTTGTAATAAACCAGGACCTGTGATTACTGGTTGCCCATTTTCATCAGTCATGTTTACTATTCCATTGTTACCATAAGTTTTTTCTCCGTACCAGTAAAGCATTTCACACTCTTCTTTGAAAGAAAGCATGTGTAAGTACTCTTCATAGTCCATCCACATTTTGGTAGTTTTACCACCTTTAGTAGGTAGAGCAAATTCAGCAACATAGTTCTTAGCATTTCCTGCGAAGTGATAAGATTTTCTAATTGTACCAATTTTGTTTCTAACCATACCTGGAGTAGACCAGTTAGAAGCATTTCCTCTAGAGAAATCAACTCCTACGTTAGCATATAATTGACCCCAGATTGCTCCGATAGCTCCTTCAGAAGCTACAATAGCTGCTGTTGCAGATGGATCTACTAATTGCATTGTATAGTCATATCCACTTCCTGAAGCAACTGGCTCAGCCATAATTCTAGCTTGAGTACCTTCGTTAGAGATTAGTGTATATGGAAATACAAACCATTTGTCTGGAAAAGATAAAGTGAAGACTGAGCCTCCAATTCCTGTTCCTACTGCTGCTGCCGCGCATGGACGAGTATGGACAGTATGAGATTTTACACGGTATTCATATTCCCATCTATCGATGGACTTAGTGTTACCAACTCCTTCAGTTAACATAGTTAACGGAAACTTTCTGTCTTCCCTTCCTGCAAGGTGTGTGATGATTGGAGAAAGCTCAGCTGGCTTTTCCAATAACGCATTTACTAACGAATTTGTATCCGTCATTTGCGCATCATTGTAATAAGTTTTTAATACTTGCATTTTAAATTAATTTAAAGGGTTATGATAACCTGGCTCCTTTTGCACACTATAGGTTACCCAAATTTAAATCTAAACTGTCAACATCAAATCCAGACTGCCTTTTAGGGCGAGCTGCACTTTTAACTGATTTATTAGACTTAATCTTTTTTCGCAAACTTTGAGCATTGGCTGTTTTAGCCTTTTTTGCGATAATATCTTTTAAGTTAAATCCTTTGAACATTAAGTAATCAATAGCTAACTTTTGTTCTGTTGTAGACTTTTTGTGAGCAAGCTCTCTTTCAGTCACACCTTCTTGATTTGTTTTTGTTAAATAATCAAAAAATTTATTCTTATCTTTTTCTTGAACAGTCAATCCAGCAAAATCTTTTGAGTTTGATATTGTATCATTTATATCATCCCAAAAATCTCTTTGTTTTTGTTGTTCTGCTATTCTCATTTGCTTTTCATTAGCAATTGATTCTTCTCTTTTTTTACCGTAGTAATTTGTAAGAGCTCCTTTAGCTTTAGTTGCTTTGTCATATAATTTATTAGTGTCTGTATAGTCATCTAATAATTCATTTATAAACTCAGAGTCATGCCCTTTTAATTTAAAGTACTCACCTAATACTGCTCTTTGAGTTCTTTGATCATCCTCAGTAACTTTAATACCTTCAAAGTCTGTAATCTGATTAGACATTTTTAACCATTCTTCTGATTTACCACCATTTAAAACATAATCTAAATGTTTTTGAATTTCTGGATGAGCTTCAAATAAATTATCTAATTGTTGCTCTGCCATTTTACCACCAACAGCTTTAGTTAATTTAATTAAGCCGTCAGAAGTATCTTCAAAATTTTCTTCAAATTCATATCCTAATTGAGAAAGAACTTCACTTACTACTGTTTCATCTACTTCTTCAGTTGCTGGCTTTTCTTCAACTTCTTCAACAACTTCTTCTTTTATTTCTTCTTCTACTTCTTCTTCAAGATTACCATCTATTTCAGCTGGTTCACTTTCAGGTTTTTCAATTTCTTCAATCTCTGCTGCAGGAGCAGGTGGGGCTTCTATACCATCACTAATGAAATCATCAAAAGTAATGTCTTCTAGTTTTAGTTTGTTTTCGTTTGACATATCTATTTATTTTTGTGCAAATTTATGGTTAATATTATAGTTATTTATAGTTATTTAGTTTTTTTTAGTTTACTGATTTTGCCTTTATTATATAACACTTTTATTTATTATCATTTATAAAATTTATTGAAGATTTAAAAGGATAGTTATCACTAGAAATAGTTTTTGCATCTAGTATTGCTTCTATAGGTCTATTCTCTTCAAGATACTTTCGATCTAGTTTTGTTGTAGTATACGATAATTTATTTGCAGTATTTATTGTAACATTAGAATAACCTCTATCTCCTCTTTGTAAATTTTGTAATATAGTGTTTCCATCTCCTGCTTGTGAATTTAAATTTAATCCCTTATGCATTGTTGCTACTACATAATCAATAGGAACTCCTTTGTAAGTTTCAGTTTCAGGATCATATCCTTCTTTTCTTCTTATATTTTCGTAATAGCTTAAAGTTAACATTGTTCCCATTGCAAAAGAATTTTGAATACCTTCTGTACCAGCAACACCAGTTATTAATGAATTTTCCTTTTCATCTTCTGAAATTAAATCTTCGCTGTCATATATTCCATAACTTGATGCCCAAGCACCTACTCTAGTTGTATTACCCTCACCATCTTTAGTTTGCATATTATATTTAATACGTAGTATACCTCTACTTGGCTCTTGTTGTGCGCTGTACATATACTTTTCTTCATTTGCTGTAAAATCTAAAAGGTTATAAACTTTAGGAGTCCAAGTAATATCCCCTTTTTTTAATGCTTTTAATTTAGCAGCATTTTTAGTACTCATATTATCTTTAATCCATTCCATCCCTTTACCTATTCTTATTCCTTGCGCATCTCCTGATTCATTTTGATAAAATCCCCAAGTCATCATAGCTGCTCTACTAACTTCATCTTTACTATAACCAGTTATATTTGAAATTTTTTGTATTGGATATGAGTCATTAAATCGACTCTCACCAAATCTTATACTTGCACTACTATTTACAGCAAGTTGATTTAATGAATCAGTTTCAGTTAAAACTTCATGAATATTATATGATTCATAACGACCATCTTCATCATAAAATCCATCTTTACGTTTTCTTGTACTACCATTAAAAAAATTTGTAAATTGATTAGCTACTGCTAATTCTTTTTCATTCATATTTGTTAAATAATCTTCATCAAATGCAAAAGTATTATGAGTTGCAAAATCATCTTTTTCTAAAAAGAAATTTAATTTATCAAAAGTATAATTATTATTTTCTGCATTTCCTACAGCTTTAGGTCTAGATACACCAGCAATAATATAATCAGGATTATTATAGCTTGAAGGATTTCCTAAAGAAATTTGATTAAGTGGATCTACTTCCATCTTACCTTTATATCCATGCATTACTAAAGGTATTCCTGTGTTAGGATCTCTACCTATTATAAAACCTGTATGTTCAGAACCATCATAAACTTGGCCATTATCTTGTTCAATTTCATCTGGATCTCGTTCACGATAACGACTATCCATACTTACAATATCTCCAACTTGAAAAGTATTCCATACTTCCATAGGAGGAATACCACTAAGATCTGATCTTTCGTCTCTAGAATTTTTATTAATATTTTCTACATCTTGACTCCAAAGATCTGTCCCTCCATTTTTTAATATTCTATCTCTTCTATACCAACTGTGATCAGGGTCTAATTGATCTCTATCTAATTGAGGATATAATAATTGTAATGTATTAGTAGTTTGTTCAGAACATTCTTTACCACTACATTTTATATTCATTGTTCTAAAGCTAGGATCATAAACTGGTAATGAGCTTAAATTTTTATTAGACCAACTAAGCATTTTTTCTTTATTACTATCTCCAAAGTTTCCATCTGGTTCTAAACCAAGAAATCTTTGCATTTTAAGAGTATTATTTAGTTGAGAAGGCCCATACGCTTCAGACTGTAAATATGTGTTTAACCTACCAGCAGCTCCATATGGATTTTGTGGCCTACGTCTTGTTTGTACTTCGTCTTCAGTTTCTACAGGAATTGTTTCTTCTACAGGAATTGTTTCTGTTTCTGTTTCAGCATCTGTAGTAGGATGTGGGTGATCATGAGGAGTTCCTCCTTCATCATATTTTTTTAAACCACCATTAGCTCCCATATTAGGTTCAGCTGTTGGAGTATATTCTGGGTCATTTAAAAATCTGAGAATACTTTTATTATTAGGTTTAACACTATGATCACTTGTTATAAAATTATCATTGTCATTAAATCTATGAGGAGTTCTATCTACTAATAAAGATTTTGGATTAAATTTATAATCATCTGCTTCAGCAAAATTAATATCTTCTTTTGTTAGTTGTGGTACAGGAATACCAGGAGCAGTATTATTAAATACTTGTTTAGACTCAACTTGATTAAAAAGAGACGTATAATCTCCTTTATAACCATTAGCTTTTGCGGTTTCTATTACAGTTCTTTTTTGTTTATTGGTTAGAGCCATTCTGTTTTGCTTTAACCATTGCTGCTATTTTTTGTTGTTCTACACTGTTATCATCATTATTCATTTTAATATCAGCAGCAATTTTTTTGTTATCTATTTCAATTTTACCTTTTTCAAAATTAGCTTTACTTCTATCAGCTTCAGATTTACGTCTTATTTCTAATTGCTCTAAACCTGCTTTCATAGCAGCATTTGTATCAGTGGAGTCAGATTGTATAAGTGCCACTTCAATTTGTGTAGCCCTGTCTTTATCATTTTGATCAGCTTCAAATGCCATTTTTTCTTGTTGTACTTGTATTTGTTTTTCTTGCAGTTCATTTTGAGCTTGTTCTTGTGCTTGTTGTAATTGCTGAGTCATTTTTTCTGCTTTAGCAATTTTTTCTTTTATTTGAGTAAAACTATCTGAATCAATAGCTTCTGCTACAATAGAAGCAGGAACACCGTTTTGTATCATTGATTGTGCAAGTGCTTCTACTTTTTGTTTCTTATTAATATCTTGTCCTGCATCTGTAACAAATATACCATACTCAGATTCCATATGATCTATTGGATTAATAGCTAAATATTCTACTGTTCCATCAGGCATAATATAAGAAGTTTTTTTACCTTGAACCCAAGCTACTTTAGAATAATCTAATAAAGCTTGCATATCTTTTTCTTCTAATGTAGATATTTTTCTAAAGTAATCTTCAGTAATATGTGAAGATTGCATAATTGCTTGTTGAGTAATACCTTTACCTTCATATTCTCCAGTCTGCCCTTGTCTTTGTCGATTAACTCCAGATAACTTTTCCCATTCTAATAAAATAGAATCTAATAATATTACATATTGTTGTATAGTTTTAATAGATAAATCCATAACAGTTTGATGTTGTGGATTTAATTGTATTCCTTCTTTGTTGTAATCTACCCAAGCAATACCAATTGCATCAATATAGTACATAAATTTATCCATGTCCCATTTCTTAGGGATCATATTAATATCAAACTGAGCAATAATATCTTTAGATTTAGCAATAGCTACCTCCATTCTATATTTATAAATATTATAATTAATTTGATATGGAACACCTAACTGAACTAAAGATACATTGTCTGCATTTATTTCTGAGTACTTAATACCATTAACAGGTAATTTACAAAGTCCAGGATTATTTAAAGATCTTCGTTGATTAGTTGTAGGACCAACTTTAATAAAAGTATCTTGACCTATTCTAGTTCCTTCCCATACTTCTGGAACCCAATCAAATTCTATTACTGCCCCAGCTTTTTTTAATTCTGAAGGCATCTTATAATTTTCTGGAACTTCTATTTGTTCTATATCTCCTGTTTCAGGATCTGGATAACTCATAAATCCTATTTTAGATATACTTTTCCAATACACAGTAATAACTTCAATTAATCTTGATCTACCTCCTCTATTGCTAGAAGGGTTTGCTCCGTATAATAACATAGTACCATCTTGATTTTCTGCTGGATTTTCTAACTCATCTATTTGGATAGGAGTTAAATAATCTCTGTATATATCTATGATAGTACTCGCGTGCGCGTCTTTTCTAATTAATGCCCAATCTCCATCTTCAATAAAATCTACATCTGGATCTTTATCATAATCTACATCTAATGGATTTACTACATCATAAAAAACTTCATTGTTATGTACTCCTCTATGTGTATATGCTTCTCCAGACACTAAAAAGTGAAACCATAATTTTTGAAACTTATGATTAATATTTTGATGATACATTAAATAACTTAATGCATTTTGACCTATTGATGCTCTTTTATCTACATAGCTAGATTCAAATAATTCATTTATATGTTGAGGCATCTCTACTTCTCTAGATGCAGTATTAGTTGGAGGTGCTCCTTCTGTTTCATTAAGTTTATTAATAAAACGTTGTTGCATTATCTTCATTATCTTAGCTTTCTTTTGCTCTTCTTTTATAGAAACAGAATCAGCATTAGCTACAGCTACAGTATAATTTATAGGTCGTTTAGCTTTTTCTCCTAATAATAAATCTACAATAGGTTTAATAATAGGATAGTTACGTATTTTAGATGGAAAGTTTCTTCTAGCTTTTCCATAAGGTTTTAATACATAACTATAATCTTCTTCTAAAATATGTCCATTATAAAAATCATATAATGTTGTTAAGTTACCTCGTCTAGAAGTAAATCCTCCTATATCAGATAAACTAATATAAGCCTCAACACATTCTCGACCCCATTTTTCAGTTTTTTTAGATCTAGATATTTTTTGTTTTGGAATCTGGTAGTGTGTATTTGTATCCTGTATATTCATAATTAAAAGTGTTCTCTGTTAAAAAAAGCATCTTGAGATCTATCATTGTATACGTCTGAGACCTCAGCATTATATAGTTCCCTAGTATGATACATACCAATCATAAGGGACATTACTCTATCAAAGTTCCCTTTATGATTGAATTTTATCAATTCTTGTATTAAAGCAGGATCATAAATCTTTTGCAAATTTAGTAATTTTTTTCCATCTTCATCAACTCCTCGTAAAGAATTTAGCCAATCCCTTATATATATCTCACCTTGATGCTTTCTAGCCTCTGTCATATGCATGCCGTATGTACGTCTAACTCGTCTAGATTGTAATTCTTTTTTATCTAACATTTCAAACTCTGGTTGTAATTTATGTAATTTTCTAAATCTTTTTGCATATGCTATTACTTCACCACGATCATTCTCAAATCCTATCTTTGCATTATAATAATCAGCAAGCATAAACATATTACGATTATACTCATCTTGAGTTTTAGGTCTACCTACATATGAAGCTACAATCATGTCATCTGGTTGAGATACATTATTAGGTCTTTTTAAAACATAGCAAGATCCTAACGATGATGAATCAGCTGATTGATTTTGTCCATAAGGGTCATGACATATTACATATAAATTATGAGGAGTAACACCTTCTTTGTTTTTATATGCATTTTGATACACAATTATACATCCTGTATTATCATCATCTTTTCTATGTGGAAATTTTATAATAGGTTTTAAATTATAATCAGGTTTAAACTCAACATTTTCTCCTTTGTAATAGAATCTACCTGGAGTTCCTTTTGTATGTAAATTTCCTGCTTTAATATTATTATAATGTTCTTGCAAAGTAGCAATGTCAAATAAGTTAGCTGTAACTTGTAATGTAGCTTCTTGAGGAGAGAAAGGGTGCTCTGCGATGTATTGGTCTAGTGATTTGGCATCTGCTGCACCCTTCTTTTTCTCCCTCATTCCTTTTTCATATTCTACTGCTGGATCCGCTTGCGAGTTTCCATTACTATCTATGAACCCATCTAAATTCTTTTGTATAGGTATAAAATATCCACATCTTGTACCCATTGCACCTTCATCCCATACATTTTCATAATCCATACAATCATATGCTGCTGGATTATAAAATATTTCTTCCATTGCTTCAAAATCTCCTCCTTCGGTACCACCTGTACCAAAAGCAATCATCATTCCTAATGTTTTTGCCCCCTGTCTCATTGTTGGCATTGTTACTTCCCATGCTTTTAATAATCCTGGAAATGAACCTGCTTCTTCAAAAAATATAAGCTCACCTGCTTTACCCCTTACTTTATCTGGTGCATCTTTTAATGATACTCCCATAATTTGAGATTTCATTCCCATTTCTATCTCAATACCATTAATCTTTTTTTTATAACCAGACATCTTACTCATCTCTCTATCTCTTAATCTTGGTTGAGCCCATGCAGTATTATCATCTATAAAAGATAAAAACTCCCATGCTTTAGATAGAAGTCCATCACCAATTAAATATTCTTTTTGCCCAGCAAATACAAAGTTCTTACTATTTCGTACAAAGAAATAATTACGTGCTAACATAGATCCAGCTTTGTAAGAATATCCCTTACGTCTTGCTTTTAATACAATCATATGTTTATTGCTAGCTCTTGCTTTATCTATTTCTTGAAAATATTCCCAGTCACCATCATAAAATCTAGGAAATGTTCTTTCACGTTTAGATTGAGTAGTTCCATCAGGTAATACTTCATCTACAGCTCTATCAATAGGACAATAGTTTAAATAAAAATAATGAAAGCCTGTAACGTGAATGTCATCTGTCATATAACCATATAGACATCTTTTTTGTTCTTCATCCCAGTGATCATAATAATCTTTAGTTCCAGGAAGACTTTCTGTATAGTATCCGTTCTCCTCAAAAAATTTAGCAGCTGGTCTTATTCTATCTATGTCTAGAAATTTCTCGGACATAGATCTTTAATTTTTACTAACTTAGAACATTTTTCATATTCTTCAGTAGATGTAAAATATTCAATTAAAACATCAAGTACATCATGAGATTTACCATCTTCTTCTATTGGATTAAAAGGTAATGGAAAAGTTGCTATTTCTTTACTCTCTAGTTCATAATATATATCATCTAAAGTTCTTTGTTTAGTTATTAAGTAATAAGCATTATTCATAGCTTTACTATATAATTCTAAATCTTCTTCATATTGTTTATAATCATCCATTACATACTGTATTTATTTACTTCTACGCCACCTCTGTTACTATTGTTGGCTTGTTCTTCTTTTCTTACAAGATCTTCTAATCTAGTTAAACCTTCTACAACTTTACCCATTTTTTCTAAATTATTTATTAAATCTTTAGCATGAAATATAGGTTTACCATTATCATCTGCTACTGTAAGATCAATATCTCTAAAGTATTTTTCTAATTTAATAATTGATTCTCTAGCTGCTTTTAATAATTTTACAGCAGAGGTTTCCATTAATTCTGCATACTTTAAACAAGCTGCATCTATTTTAGAATCTACTTTCCAATTTTTGTCAAAGATACTGTTTTTTATCTCTTTTTTACGTTCTTGATATTCATAAACTGAATAAGGAGATCTATAATCTACCATAAAATATACATACGCTAGAGACTTATAATCTAAATCTTTAAATTCCTTAATAGTTTTTGTATAAGGACTAGGCACTGCTTTGTTGTCTACTATTTCTAGTAATTCTTTATTAATCATCTTTTAATTTAAAATAATTTCCAGGATCTTGTACTAATTTTTTTGCATCTTCTATTGAAAGTTTTTTATTAGAAGTCTTTGGAACTTCCATTTTAATTCCTTCTATAACTACATTAACTGTAAAATCTAAACCTTTCATTAAAGTTAATAATCTTAATTTACAAGCTTCTATTTTATTTGCACTAGGAATAGTAATATATTTAAAATCATCTAAGTTTCTATCTACTATTATATTATTTTCTAATATTTGTTTAACAGGAGTTGGACCATGTGTGTAATGTTTAACATAAAAAGTTTCATCATTTCCATTAGCATACATATCATCTATTAATATTTCCCAATCTGTAAAATTAGGCATACCTTCATCAAAAACACCTCTTGGACTCATACGATATAATGTATCTCCTTTTTTAACTACAGATATATAGTTATGAAAAATAGATCTAATCTTTACTCGTTTTTTTTGAGGTTTCATTTTTTAATTTATTTATAAACTTAACTCTTTTTTGATTAACTGAAAACTTTCCAAAATATGGAAGTCTTACAGTTTCAAAATTTCCTTTACTCATTATATTTGCAACAAATTTAAATTGATGCATTACTATTTTTTCTACTTCTTTAATAGTTAAATTATATTTATCAGCAAGAAATAATATAAGATCTTTTTTATTTTTTACCACTTTTAGTTTTTAATCTATTTATATTGTCTCTTGTTATTTTTGCTAATGATTCTGCTGAGTGACCACTTATTGTAACTACATCATTAGGATTAATATCTTTATTTTCAGAATCTACTAAATCTATTGGAGCGTCTGGACCTATTAATGCATGCCAACGTTTAGGATTATCTGCACATTCTGTTGTTTTCCATCCAGCTTTTACAGGCATAAAACATCCACATAATCCACATTTATCTTCTTCTGTTAAATGTTTACATGATTTACAGATAGTCATTCTTTCTTCAAATTCTTCTGTAGAACACATGGGTGCCCCTTGCTTTATAAATTGTGCTGAATCTTTAGCAAAATTTTTCACCATCGTAATCAAAGATGGCTTCTTTGGTTTCTTCGTCATATAAACTTTCTATTTCTAACTTATTAAACTTACCTTCCATATTTTGATAAATCATAATAACAAAATACCTGTTTGGGTAAATTGTTATTAGTTCATTGTTAATCATGCTGAATAGTGATGTAAACTTCATTTAATTTTGGATTTAATAATGTATTTAATTTATAAATTTTATTTTTTAAATTTATAGCCCCTTTATCTTTTAATCTTTTTACATAATTATTTAAAGTTCTATAATCATCTATTTTTAAAACTACAGCCGCAGATTTTTTTAAAGATGCATTACATATGTCATCTAAAGATTCTGCTTTATCTATCAGTGCAGATAATACTTGTATTTCCATATCTGTTAGATTAAATATTCCATTCCAGAGCTGTAAATATTTTAAAGTTGTATCAGCTTTTATTGTTATTCTCTTCATTAAATTTTATTTTAGCCTTATCATCTACAATAATAATTTGAGCATGTTGAGATTGTCTATTAAACTCTCCAACATAATCATCTATCGTTTCTCTAGTACAAAGAAAAGATAAAAAGACTTCTATTTCTTTAGAAGCCTCATATAAACTTATTCTAGATTGTTCAACTTTAGGATAAGCTTGTGTAAGTTTATTGTAGTCTTTAAGACTGATTGTAACTGTTCCGTTAAGTTCCATTTTAAAATTTACCTAATACTTGAAACTCTTGGATTAATAAATACGTAGTATCTTCAATAGGAGCTCTTACAGCTTCTGTTCTAGGATCAATCATAATTGTATCCCCTGCTTTTACGAACTCACACTCAGGTCCTACTGAATGTACAACTAGCACATTAGTAGCTTGAGACTTTGCGGTAGCCTCATCTAATATAATTCCTGAATCTGTCTTAGTTTTGGTTGGATCTGGTATAAGTATCCAATTTTTGTTTGGTGTAAACTTCATAATAGTATATATTTTTAATTTTTGACAAAGATATAAACTTTTTTGTTATACAACCAAACGATTTTTAATTAATTTTTATTTAGAGTAGGCTCTGTTCTTTTTATATTAGGGAATCCTCCAAAATTTTTTGCATATTCTTGCATATAATTACCACATTCACATAATGCTTCTTGTGTTTGCACTTTTCCACCAATTATTTTTAAAGTAGCTCTAGATAATTCTTTTTTCTTTCCACATTTACATATATATTTTAACATAATTTAATTTTTAGATTAAAATGGGCAGTATGTTAATACCGCCCATTTATAAATAAAGTTAATCTTTATCTTAGCCTTCAGGTGTTATCCCAGCTGCAGATACAGATGTTATTTTAGCATACCAATATCTTCCGTCAGAAATAAGCTCAATCCACTCTCCTCCAGGACTTACATCAGTATCAATTTGAATATAATCTGCTGCTTGATTGTTTACATGCGCTAATCCTGTCCAAGCACTTGCTGCTCTTACTGTAGTTACTTGAACTATAGCTTGAGAAGCTCCTCCAGTAACAACTGCACTATGTACTTTTAAAGTATTACCTATAAAAGTATCTGTAGCAGAAATATTAATTATACGATCATTACTTGTACCTGATCCTACTTGTGTTACTATTGCAGTAGATACTTGAGCTACAGCTTGTATTGAAGATGCAAATTCTGCCATAGTAGTATCACTATTAGTAGTAAAAGCTGTTGTAATTGTCTGACCCATTACACTCACACTTATAGTATTACCACTAACTATTGCTGCTCCAAATGTTAATTTAATTGTTTCAGTTTGAGCTACACCTTGAGGAGCTGTACTAATAACTCTCATTGTATCAGATGCAAGAGCATTAATAGTTAAATTACCAGTACCAGCACTAATGTTTTTATTTACAATAGTATAGTTTAACCCTGCTCTAGCATTAGGTAAATATACATTCATATCTACATTTCCACCCATATCTACAAAGATAGTTTCACCACTCATATAATCATATAAATAAGTAGTAGTATCATCTACAGTACGGACTGGTTTGATTTGACCTTTAATTTTAGGTAAGCGGTAAGGACCATCCGCTGATTTTGTTGTTAAATCTAAATAATTTGCCATAATTTTTGTTTTAGGCGGCACTTAATAAGTACCAAATTAATAATTTCAAAAAAGGATATAGTTATCCCCCTTTCGTTTCTCTTTCAAGTTTAGATTTCCGCTTAACAGTGCTCCAAAGGACCTAGGGATAATAAGATCGTTGTTAATTCAACACACATACTTATGTGTAATCTATCCCAATTAAGTTTTATACTTAACTTTTTTGCAACTACCGGAGAAAATCTCAGTCTTATTTAGACCTACCAATCCAATGTCTTTGCCCTTTTATGGTTACCGAGGGCTGAATAATGTTGCGGTGCAAAGATAAACTAAATTAAATGGAATAAAAAAATAAAATGAGATAAAAAATTTTTTTTACTCTAGGGATGAGCGCACAAACCTCCCCAAACATTACCCCTATCGGATATAGTGATTGGGACGTCCTCCCCTTCATTTATCTAAAATTCTAACATATTGTTGGTTTACGGATAAAATACATATTATATATTATGAGTAATGAAATGAAAACTATTGATGTAGTTAGACAAGAAATGAATAACTACATTAAGGAAGGTAGAACATCTGCTTTCGGTGGTGGTACTAAATTACCTATGGATACAGCTGATGTTGATGGTGTTCTTACAGGTAATTATCAAAATATCTTATACTCCAAGAAAGGAGAAGATAAAGTACTTACATTAGCTGAGTTCAAGTGTGGTAATATAACAGACACAACTGCTGTTAATCATACTGATACTAGATTAGTAAAAGGTACAAAAGTTCAGGTTTCAGTAAAAGAAATATCAGGACAATACAGAAATACAATCGTATTTGTATAAAAGAAAAGGGATTAAGTTCCCTTTTTTTTAAATAGTTAAGCTAACTATGTTATTATAATTGTGTGTGAGAGTGTGTGGACCAGCTCTCATACACTGTTATTTCTACCATTTCACTAACTATCTATTTAATATGTATTATAATAATATAACACAAAGCGCCAACAGACTAGACTTAAGACATAATACAATATGTTGTTTTACTTCATGGTTTATCAACAGTCATAACTATTCTGTTGGCCTTTTTCATAAGGTTACCTAAGTACAAGCAATATGCCTTGTCGCTATCTCTGAAGAGCTCTAATGGGAGTGGACAGTTGTAGTAAATAAGTTGGGGAATAGGTGGTTCGAATCCATCCTTAGGTACAATGAAGAAAGGACGTATAGCTTTAGAGTAATGTAGCTCAAATAGTCGTAAACTTATATACATTGCAACGTCGTATTCCTAAACAAGAAGACAAACTGTTTTTTATTAACTAAACTAATTATTAACTAAAACCCTTGACACATGACACACAAGATAGATCATTTACAGAACAACATTAAACTTACTAAACAATTAGATACATTAAGAAGCAATTATGTAGACTTACAAATTGTAACACAAGACTTAGTATCTATAGATAAGAACAACTGTTGGAAACTAAATCCTGAAGCTCGTAGATTAGCATCAGGTGAACAGAGTATTATTCTACACAAAATATGTATGGACAACAAGTACGCAAGAGATGTACTAACAGCACTAAAGAAGTGCAATTTAATTAACCTTGACACAGAAGAGTCAACTGATCAAACCGACAACACAAACAATGAACACATCATTTAAATTAAAGTTTCTATTTCATATACGACCATGTATATCACTTGGAACAATTGCATGGACTGGATATGGTCTTGCATTTATGTTTTTATGTTTTACTCTTGAAGTAAATAAAGTATGAAGCGTAAAACAGACGAAGTCTGGTACTGTGAAAACAGCAAAGGACATAAGATTCCACCATATGGTGACTCACATCATGTGCCTAAACCAAAGCCAAGATTTGAGAGAGTTTTAAATGCATTAGGATCAATTTTAGGATTGATTTTAGCAGGTTTTATACTGTTTACCCTATTTTCATTTACTTCTAAGATAGATTGTGGAGAACAAATTGGTTCTTACAATAGTATACCTGTTTATTATAACGATGGTTATCATTCATGTGATGACAGACATTGGTCGTTAGATGGTGATTACATGTATGGAATGAAATGGCAATGCGTTGAGTTTGTTAGACGCTATTACTATGATTATTTTGGACATTCAATGCCAAATAGATGGGGAAATGCAGCTGATTACTTTAGACTGCAGATTCCAAGTGGTGAACTAAATACAGAAAGAAATCTGATTCAGTACCACAATGGAGACACTAAACCACAAGTTAATGACATACTTGTGTGGGGAGCTAGCACCGGAGGATACGGTCATGTTGCCATAGTTACAGCTGTAATGTCAGATGGTGTTAAAATCATTGGGCAGAACACTGGTAAATATTGTAATAATTTCTTAAAACTAAAAGAAAAGGACGGTAAATATATAATAGATAAAGGATACTGCGATGGTATTCTAAGAATCAAAGAGTAGTACTAACCTTAGCAGGTTTGTAACGGATAGGTTGAGCAGGTTGTTCAAGTAAATTACATTTGTTGGAGATGCATGCTCAGCACTTGTAAGCCTATCTATTACTCTTACTAAAATAATAATAATGAATAAACTACAAACAATTTGGATAAACCATTGGGGTTTAATCCTTGGACTGACAGCTATTTTGGCGATTGTAATTTATGGTGAAAGCCACAGATAAATAAACAAATGAATAGACTACAACTTTGCATGTTATTGATAATAGTATCAATAGCATTAGCATCATGCGGGACATCATACCAGTGTCCTGCTTACTAACTTAATTAATAATAAATAAATAATAAAACCATGAGGATTAAACTTAAAGGAGTATGTGTGGATATAAATAAACCACGATCAAAAGAAGCTTTAACAACGCTTTTAAAAGTATGTAAAATAGAGCATTTAACTGCTAAACAGCCAAAGAAAGCTTTCATCAAGATGTTTATTAATATGATAGAAAAGAAACTCAAGAAAGAGTACTATTCTATTAATAAAATAACTAAATATGAAGAAAAAGCCAAACTTGCGTGAATCTGGTAATGCAGACACCTTAAACACCGGTGATAGTTTATTACAAGCTATCATCAAAACTAATTCAGAAGCTGGACTAGTTCAGATTAGACTGCTAGAAATAGTTAGACCTGATCCTGAACAGTCTGGTGATCTGAAGTTATTGTTTCAATCATTAACAAGACAATACACACATAAGCCTAGACATGCTTGGATGCCAATTGGTTACGCAGAATTAGAAGCTTTCTTTGGTATTAAAGTATCAGAAAGAGATGACTGGTTTGTTAACTGTCGAGGTAAAGAAGAATTAACATTAAATATTCTTAACCCAACATTTACTGCTTCTTTTAACAAAGGTAAAACGTTAAGAGTACAAGTAAGAGAATCTATTTATCCTAAAGATGAGTGGCAAGCTGATAATGCTGACACAGATTGTAAGAAAAATCCTGAAACAGGACAAAAATACTATCACGAAGGTAAATTTATATTTGCAAATACATTTATAGTCACTGATGAGCCTAAACACCAATGGTTGTTAGCTGATCCAGACTATAAAGAACAAGGTACATTCACAGTTAAAGCTGATAATACAGACTATGGCTATGAGTGGACTGTACCAAAAGGCGTTGATGTACCTAAATCAGGCACATTTGATGAGTTAAGAGAAGTTTTAAAGAAATCTTAAAAAAATAATCTAATATTTATGATGGATACTATAAAATAGTTTTGTATCTTTGTACTAGATTGTAATAAGATCTTTTATACATGCTCATAACTTATTCATTTTAAATGGTTTATATAGACTACGACTATTTAACGCTACTAGAACCAGGGGGACGAAAATCCTCCTGGTTTTCTTTGTTATGCCTAAATTATATCTACATACTATGGATATAATAGCTCCTGTTATACTTTTATTGGCAGGTCTAAGCTACTTAGTAGATTATATTCAGTGTAGAACTAAAAACTAAATTAAATGATATATTTTATAGGACCAAAGGCATTACTACCGTGTTGCCAAGAAGCCACAATAGAGGAAGCAGTAAAATATTGTGAAACCAAGCGTGAGCTTGGAGTGGATACAGAGACTGAGGGCTTTGACTTCACAATTAAAAAGATGATTATGTTCCAGATAGGTGATGAGCACAATCAATATGTAATCGATACAAGACATGTTAGTATAGAGCCCTTAAGAGGTGTTCTAGAAAACAGAGAAATAATTAAAATCTTTCATAATGTTAAATTTGACTACAAGTTCATCAAGAAATGGTCTAACATTACTTGTCAAGGGGTGTATGACACGTTTCTTGCTGAGCTAGTCAATAATTGTGGTAAAAGAATAGGATTTGGATTAAAAGATCTAGTTAAAAGAGAATTTAATAAAGATTTAAATAAAGAGATAAGAAATAAGTTTGTAGGTGTAGATGGAGCTCCGTTTACGGAAAATCAGATAGTTTATGGTGCAGAGGATGTGGAGTATTTATGTAAGCTAAGACACATACAAATACCTAAAACAGCTGCAAATAAACTAGAAGCTGTTAT